CCAATGAATTGTTGATACGATGCGAACATGGTTGGAAGATGCCCCTTGTTCCATTTTGTGTCAGTTTGATATCTTAATCGTTTATAGTTGGTAGTGTTCCATTGAGTCATACGATCAACTGTTGCTAACTCGAAGTCAGGAAACTCATTCATTAATACCCAAGCAGTTGGAAGATAGTATGTGTTACCATACAACCAACACAACCATAACTTCTGTTCATCGTTATGTTCGTATCGTTTGTTTAGGTAGTTCGTTGCCCATACTGCTGGATCGCAATCATCATACTTTAATGACCATGCGTACCAGCGAATGAACGCTTCCCTACGATTTTGTTCTAGTCTATAATCAAGCATACCATCTCTTAAATGCAGTCTCAGGAACATCCCAGCATAACTGGTTTTCCCATCTTTCGTTTTTATAAAACAATTCGTCTTTTATATCTTTTAAATTTACAATGGCATATGTGCCAGTAAACAATCCAATCAGAAAACAATAAGAAGCACCATCATGTTTTAGTGCATGGTCAACTTTATGTCTTTTAATAGTTGATACACCACCACCTGTTCCACACTGAACATCAATACGAACATCGGCAGTTTTATCAATTAAGTCTGCGTCACCTGTTCGTTTAAATGTATCAATGCTCGTTAGGTCATCTCCACCATTTCTTTCCAGTTTACCCAATATCAATTTATCAATAATAAATGGAGTAAATATCTTTTCAGCTAGGTAACCAAGCATCCAGTTATAGTAAACATCCTCCATGGCACGACCATTATTTTTCATACGAGGAAGAATATTGTTATTCTTAATCTGCATAAAAGTATTAATGATGTCTTGGCTAATGTTTCCCTCGTATGGAACAGATAACTGTTGATTGATTTTATTGAAAATATTATCCAAACGAGAATTTTGTTTTTGAATCATTGTCCAGTTTGGCTCTTTAATATCTTTTGCTGAAAGATACTTTTGAAACTCATCCTTGCGAGTGAATCCCATTACCTTACGATACTCTTTGGTCATACTAAAAACTCTTCCAACGATGGTTGTTCCATCAGTGCATCTCTTAACCATGCCTTACCAACTGCAGTAATTGCTGTCTGAGTTTTGGCTTTCTTCTTCTCACCCCACTTGTATGCTTCCAAACCTTCAGCACGGAATTGATCCCTCGCTTTATATGGAGGTAGTGCTTGAAGTGGATTCACAATGGCGAAATCACGATAAGCAATCTGTTCTGCTCTCGTTGGAAACAATGGTTGGTCTGAACGAAGTGAACCTGTTGGATCAACTGCCCACCAAATCAAACCATTCTTGTAGTGCCATGTAACTGAAGAAGGAGTGCATGACATCTTTAGTCGAGTAATCTTTCTTTCTTTAACTGCATAATCAATCCATGCATCCCAACACTTTGATGCATATCCCTTACCTTCGTTTCCTTCAAGTGTAACAATCTCATATAGATTCGCATAACCATCACGATTGAATGTGGCAAAGATTAAACAAACAACATCACCATTGAATTCAAGAGCCATTGGTGGTGCTTTGTCATAGTTATGAAAGCGATACCACAATGAATGTGCAGCCGATAAGAACTTGGTGTTCTTACCAGCTGGGCTATTTTTAATTAACTCTTCAACTCTCGTTGAATTAACAAAGTTCATATTGTAAGTCCACCGCATCTTCAATGACTTCTTTTTCGATAGTCATTGCTAGTTGGTCATCAAATGTAATGTAATGGTTCATCAAAGTATTAATCGGGAATCCTGGAACTTCTGCTCGTTTTGGAACATCAGCAGTAGAAGTAATTATACAACCATTTGAGATAGATGTCAAATATAATGGTCGTTTACCATTGCGATAGAATCTAATAACTTTGTCAACATGCAACTCTACAACTGCAAGACTGGAATCTTTCCAACGAACCAATGGACTGATGCAATCTTCTGCTGTGTGTAAAATCAATTCAGTATCGTTTTTAGTTTCACAATCGTAACCATAAAGTTCTTTCCACTTCTCTGGTAACTCTTGAGTGATAACTCCATTGTGAACTACTGAAAGATTCTCATTGGCAATTGGTTGATTGAATTCTAAATCGCTAGTGCTATAACGACAATGACCAATTAGATAAAGACTACCATCTTCATTGACATAACTCGGAAAGTTAAACGGAAATTCATCGGCAGGAACTGGTCGCTTCTCAGTGATAATCTTCCCATGTTTAACATAGGAGATTCCAGTAGCGTGCATCCCTCGAATCTTGGACTCAAGGAACACACGATGAAGCATTAAGAAATCCTCGGCACGAGGTTCTTTAATAATTGCTCCAATTACTGAACACATTAGAAGAATCCTTCAAGTGAGTTTGCCTTTTGAGATTCTGGATGATACTTCAACAATGCATCTTTACCAAGTTTACTTTCAAGGTATTCATACCACTCATCAGATTCCCACATTGATGGACTTACACCATTCCAAAGATGTCGTTGAGAACCATCTTCATACTTCTGGTCTGGATGTTCTTTGTTAAGTCTGCGTTGTTCGACAAAATCATAACGACAATCTTCATACTGCTTTGAACCCAACTCAAGCATCTTCTCACGGAAGTAAACAACCAATGAGATTCGCTCTGCTTCTTCATCCATCAATTCAATCTGAGTATTACCATGCATCACTTCATGATTGTTAATCAGCAACAAATCTCCAGGTCTTGGATTAACAGCAACACGATACTCTGGTGCTACAAGATAGCATCCTTTGTAGTTACCATTATTACTCAATGTCAATAGATTGGATAGACCAGAAGTTAAATCACCAGCATCATAATGACACGCAGTTCTGAAAGATTTATTGACAGTGACAGTAGTAAATGGAGTTCCAGGAACTAAGAAAGCAGGATCTAGTTTCTTTGCTGCTTCCATTTGATTATTATATCTCCATGGCAACAAGTCTTTAAAACCTTGTGCAAGTTGCTGAAGGAATGGATATGCCATTGCGAACTTTGCTGGTTCACGAGCAGTGTAAGATGTTGCACGACCATAAGGAATACGAGGATAACGATCGAACCACCCAGCAATACCAGACATAACACCATTGGCATAGGTAGTTGCACAAACATATGCTTTCTCTACTCGTCTGGCTTCAGCAATCATTTCAGATGCATCTAGTTTACGAACTTTCTCAACCCATTCGTTAAATACGAATCCATCTTTCTTAACTGCTTGGATGCCCCAAACATTATTTCGTGTGGATGGTTTATCAGTCTTACCTTCGTGTTTGGCTTTAATAACATCAATTGGATCTCCGTCCAACGATGCCTTTGGATCCAAAAAGTATTCGATAATTTCTGATTCGTATTCAGTAACCCATTCACGATTACCCAACTTCTCTGCTCTTGGACCTGCAGCCATACCTCTGTTCTGAGTTTCAGTTGCTGCTTCACGCAAACCAATATACGCTTGGTCTTGTTGTTCTTTGCTAAAGTAGTTCTTACGAAACTTCAAAACAATTCGTCTTTCATCCATCCCAGTATCACAAGATGAACATTCTTGGTCACAATCTGCCTGAGTTGCTAGATCGCAGTTGGCTGGCATATAGACATCACAATCCTCTTCAATGAGGAAATCATAATGTGACTCATCTGGGAATTGCCCCAACATATGAGACATATCAAGTTTCTCTTTTGCTACAATTACCTTTACCATATCTTTCTCCTAAAACTTAAATCCTTCGAATGATTCTGCTTTTTGTCTGCGACCAAAATTACTCTTGTCAAACATTGGTTCATCGTCATCACTCTTTCCTGAATCACTCAGCGTTTGTGCCGATGCTTCTACATCATACAGTTTCATCTTCGCTCGATCAACTCCAATAACAAATCTCTTATAGAATCCTGGATCGTTATAGCGATTCTTTAACTGTTTAACAATAATCTGATTCAATCCTTCTAGCTCTTCATTGCTGACCAAAGCAAACATAAAGTCAGCTGTCGCTGGCAAACCAAAAGATTCAGAGGTATCTTCAAGTCCTGGATCCGAGTTTGTGAATCCAGAACGAGTCGTTTGGGTGGCTGATACAATAGGAACATTATACTCAACTGCCAATCCTCTTAACTCTTCTGCAATACTCTTAATATATGTATAAGAGTTAATACTTCCACCTTGCTTCATTCGTTGACTCGCACAAATATTGAGATAGTCAATGAAGATAATATCAGGTTTAAATTCTCGTTTCAACTTTAGTTCTTCCAGCAAAGCACGGAAGTGACCAGAGTGAGCACCAGCAGTTGGATATTCTTTGACAATTAGTTTACCTTTAGTCTTAGCAGTAATCTTAGCAATACGACTTTCGTAGATATCCCTGTCAATAACTTTTAGTTCATCCATGGTTAGGTTAAGAAGATTCGCATCAATCCTTTCAGCGATGCGCTCTTCTGCCATTTCCATAGTTATGTATAAGACATTTTTTCCTTGGGTTAGACAACCAGCACCCACATGACACATAAACAAAGACTTACCAACACCAGTGCCAGCAAGACAAATGTTAAGGGTTTTCTTTGATAGTCCACCCTTAGTGATTTTATTGAACATGTCAAGGTCGAATGCAACCTTCTCTTCCACCCTGT